GCAGTATAAGCATTAAATGATGCACTACTTGCAAACGTTTGGTCTGCTAATACAGTTATACTTGCAATAGGTCCTCCTACATTTGGCACAATAGATGCAGATACATATCCATTAAAGAATAATCTTGTAGAATATCCTATACCTACTCCATTTACAATGATTTCATTTACAGAGGAACTCCATGCGTTTAATGATGAAGTAGTTGACTCTAAGTTATTTAATCTACCACTTGCAGATTGTGTAAAACTATTAACACCTGTATTGATACTTAACTGAGATGATGTGAATGCATTTAGTTGATTGAATGATGGTTGTTGAGATGCAGTGAATGTGTTTAACGCACCAATAGATACATTCCAACTTGCAGAATCATTATTGTATCCAGCTTGCTCAACTAAAGAGTCAATCATATTTACATTGAATGCTCTTAGTATAGTAGGAGAAATATATCCTGTTGTATTATTAGGAAAAGAAGTAGAGTTATCTACCTTTAACGCTTGTTTAGATATTTCAGACATTTTATATTATTGTTTATTTTAATCAAATCCTTCATCAAAGCCAGGTCCGAATCCACCCAATACTGGTTGTGTTGATTCAATAACACCAATACCTTGCTGCATTAACGCACCTTTACAACAATCTACTGAATAAGTATCTTTGTGTAAACATAAGCATGCTCTTCTGCTATTCTTTGGTGAACTTAAACCTCTGGTTGGTCCTATATAAATACCGCTTTGATTCTCTCTATTTACAGAGTATCTCAAATTGCCACTTCTACTATTTGACCATATTCCGCCTGCCATAATTAATCTTTATTGTAATAACAACAATGGTAGAATAAATAATTAGTGACCTGCTTTTTTAAGTGCTTCTTTGTGTAGTAATTCCTCTAATTGGTTTTTATCTGATTGGAATGCAAGATATAGAAGACATTTTTCTAATGGTAGTTCGACTACTTCATCAAATCGGAGTATGTTTTCCTGCGATAGTGTAACAAGTGTTGAATAAGCTCCCCACTTCTTTCCAAAATTTGCTTGATGTCTTGAGGGATATCCATTTCCTTCGTATAATTCAGGGTAACGTTCAGTAAGTCCGTTGACAAATTGATAAAAAAAAACAATGAACCAAAGTGAATATCCATTCCTAAATCTAAGAATTTCTCTGAATTGTCTTTGCCTGAATAAGGTTCTATTAAATACATGCCATCTTTTTCTTTTATAATTGGTCTGTATAATACACTCATTATCTTTGCCCAATTTGTATCAATTGTAAATGTATTGTATTTTGTAATATCTAAGTAAGCACCATATGCCATTTGAGATAAGTTAGGTTCAAATCCATACGCTTGTCCATCTACCATTATCTTTCTTTGTAAATCATGCTCCTGATTATTAATGAATAGATTTAACTTTGCTTTCAATAGATTTAAATCAGATATCTTTATACTATCCAACAATTCAGGTTGTAATCCACAAAAATGCCATAGAGTAATCGCAGTTACAGCTTCTTCATCATCTTTATAATTTTCTACTTCTTTTAAATAACCTAAATACTTTTTTAATGAGACTGTTTCCCAACTATTAGGCACTTTTAATTCCACTTGCATTTGTTAAATAGTTTATTGTTGTGATTAATTTTTTTACTTTTGCCTCTTCGTTCTTTAACTTAGCATCCATAGTGATAAGATTTGCTTTCATATCATCTACTTGCTGTTGTAAATCTTTTGCATAGAGTATTAGTTCTCTAATCTCTTCTGCTGTCCACATTTGAGGTCTAGTATCTGATATTTCCGATTGTGATTGCATATTTTCCTTTTTGTGTTGCCTTTTGTGATAACTTCATCATACAACAATATCTTGCAGCATCTATTAAGTGGTCTAATCCACCTTCAGGTGTATCAGTTATATAACCATATTTGTCTGCAGAGTATTGGTAGGCATACATTTCATTAATTAAATTCTGTGATGTTTTTAGTAGTTTGATATTGTAGTTTTGCATTACTGATATTCCAAACTTAATACTATCTTTACCTTTTACTACTGGCTTAATGTTAAATCCACTGCGATACAATTCCTCTATTAGTCTTGGTTCTGCACTATCTGCCCATATCTCTTCACTCTTTTGTATATCTAACTTGCGTAAACGGTCTGCAATATCTTTTGTAATCATTCCCTTTTCGTATATAAGTTCTTCCAAAAAGATTGTATCAGAGTTTTTATACACAGCAACAAGTGCAGTAGGGTCACTGCTAAAACCAAAGTCAATGCCAAACCCAACAAAATCGGCATCAATAGTATCCACAACATCAAATTGAAATATCGCTCTTTCATTCGGCGCAAATTCACCTTTACCATATATCTTCCAGTATTTAGGGTTTTTAATTTCTAATTCTTCAATTGCTTTAACCATTTCTTTTGGCAAGAATGTATTATCTTTATAAGTTGTAATGTATCTTTCGCAATCTTGCATCTGTCTTAACCAATGATAAGGCGATACTGTCGGATTGTATGCAAGTATTATTCTGCCTGTTGTTCTTATACTTAACTGAAAATAACTTTCTTCATCTATTTCCGATGCCTCATCAATAAAGAGAATATCCGATTTAATACCTCTTAACTTCTCTGCATCATCTGTTGAAATGAATTGTATAGTTGAATTGTAGTAGGACCAGATTCTATCAGTTGCATTGTAATCATCCTCTCTCCAAATATCTAATGATTTAAGAATATCAATGAAATCTTTTATCACAGTTCTTTTAAGTGATGGTATTGTCTTTCTTACTACTGTCACATTCAATCCATCCTTTGCAATCATCTGAACTAATAACCATTGTAGGATTGCATAAGTCTTTCCACTTCTTGTTCCTCCTATATGTTGTGTTACCCTTGTCTTAGCATTCTCTACGTGTCCGTATGTGATTGTTGTTTGTATATCAATTGCTTGCGGCATCTTTGCTTTGTGTTATGTTTACTGCAATTTGATGTATCTTTTGTTCTATCTCTGCTCTCATTTCCGTTCTGCTCAGTTTAGGTAAATTAAATTCTAATAACTTAATACTCAAATCAACTGCAGCTTTCGGGTCCTCTTTCATCAACTTATCCATTATTGTTGGCAAATCATCTAACACTCTATTTGTTGCACGAGCGATTGATAACTTCATTTGTTCTGTGCTTCTATTAACTGCACCGATTGGTCTACCTTTTGCTAACTTATGTCCTTTTTGGAATGGCATATTAAATCTGTATTATTTAAATATAAAACACGCTTCCTTCAGTTTTGTAGTTAAAGCGATACATTACTTGCCCACCATATTAATATTCCAATGGTGAGGAGATATGCAAGTATGAGAGTTATTATTGGGTCTATTTCTTTATTATTCTTTTTCATGTCCGATTAATTCGTATCCAAACATTTTTACAGGGTATCCATCTTCATCAACTATTAGTAACATACCACCTTCTTTGTTTCCTCTATGTATGATTTGTTTATCCTTTATCCAATTCCAATCGAACTCAAAATACACATACTTTACTGATATTTGCGAAGTATCATTCCTATTCATACCAATTTTTAGTATTTGGGTATTTTAATTTAGGGTCTCTTTGATTGTTTGGTAATCTACCCGCTTTACCTTTACCTGGTTCCTTTGGTTTGGTTGATGGTCTTAAATCAGTGCACCATTCCATTATTCCTAAATCTTGGATTTCTTTAAATAAATTATCCCAATACTCCGTTCTCTCCCTTTTATCCATCACATCAAGACTTTGTAATCCATTCCTCAATCTGGTATATCTTCTTCTTCTTTCACATAATGATAATGGATATTTTTTCTTTCTCTGCTCTTCCGTTAATCTGCTATTTACCTGTCTTTGAGTTTTAAGGCAAGAATTACACATTTGTGGTTTTTTTGCTGGGTAATGTTTATATTCTTCTCCGCATTCACTACATGGTCTTAACTCAAATTGTCTTGTTCTTTTCATCTTCAAACGGGTTTTCTATAACTTCTTTTAATATTTTTCTGATTTTCTTTACTGCTAAGAAAGTGGTTGATTTACTTATTTTTATTTTCTTTGCTACTTCATCTAAGGTATCATCTGACATCCAATACAATTCAAATATCTTTGCTTGCGGCCAATGTCTTGTTACTGAAAGTGTTTTAAGCGTATCTAATATTTGTTGATGTGCTCTTTGTATCTGTAAATCTTTTTCTTCATCATATGGTATATCTTCTTCATTACTCCATACTTCATCTACTAAGGTTGTCCGATTTAACTTCTTTGTTTTGTTAATAAATCTGCTATGTAGAAACTTAGATGCATAAAATAGATTGTATGATGTTTCTCCCCAGAATAACTTAGGATTGCATTTTTCATGCAAATAGATGTAAAGTTCTTGCACTAAATCTTCACTCTCTTCTCTATTCCTTGTAAGTTTATTTGCCGAATTCAATAACCATTTGTGTGATTCTTTGTGTAGATTTATTAATCTTCTTTCACATTCACAACTGCCTGTTATCATTATTGTCTTTCTTTAACCCATTTAAAAATATAATCTACTGCTCTTCTCCAATGTCCTGCAGATGATGCACAGGTGCAAGGTTGAGTTTCATTTACATCTCTTAACTTATTAAATGTTGCCCAAACCCATCCTGCTTTATTATCAGGCAGATATGCTCCTAAGTTAAGGATAAAATCTGCCATTTCATTATATTCCGATTCTGTTAGTGGATGATATTTATTCTCCATCTTTCTTTAATGATTTTAATTTTGGTAATTGTATTGACTGGTTCTTTGGTGCCGGCATTTGACCACCTGGATAAACTGGATTGTCTAAATTTAAGAATGGTTTGATTTGCTCAATGTAAGGATGTGAACCTATAAATGTAAATCCCATACAACTTAAGATTAGGACCAAATCATTTACTGATGTTAACTTACTAAAATCAATTAAGTAAGCTGCATTTGGGTCAATTTGTTTTTCTGTTCCTGCTAATGTAATCTTTGTTTCTTCCATTTGTTTTTGTTTTAATTTTTGTTGGTTTGTGTATTTAAAATATTTTTCTTCGTAATTCATATTATAATTTTATCATTCCGCATCCGCCATCATAATCAGGGTTTGTTAATCTGTTTAAC